AGTCAGCATTTGCCGGTTTTTCTATTGGTTCTTCTTGATCTTGCGGAGCTGCTGGTTCTTCACCTTCTGGAGGTTGATATCCTAATTCTGCCGCTGCCTCTGGATCATCTTTCGCTAACCAACCTAGGATTGTATCTGTTGGATCAGAATCGGGATTTGTTCTGGCTAGTGCTACAAGAGCCTGCGGCAAATCATCATTTTCGTCTTTAATAACTCCGATACCTTGTAGAGCTTCGATCGATGGGGTAGCATCTACACCCACGACATTTAGATCTCCGCTGTCTAACAGATCTTTCAGTGCCATGATAGTATCTGGCTCTAAATACCCCTCTTCAACGCGATCTGCCCAATTCTCAAATTGCTCAAACCCTTCTTTTTTTGGAATTGCCTGTTTTGCTAGATGCTTTGCCCTAGAATGACCGCCATGCTCAGATCCATCCTTACCTTTAGTATCTTTAGGTTTCTTATTGGTTTTTTCACGTTCTTCAGCTTCATCATCTGTTTCCCATGGTGCTGTTGCTTCTCCTACATACTCTTCAAGGTCGAGTTCCCCAGTTTCCTGCATGATACTATGTATCAACGGAAAGTACTGTGCCAAGTCTTCTTTGAAACTATTAACTGTAAACTTGCTCTTATAGTCTTCCATAGTTGCTTGATCCATCTCTGCCATGCCTTGCATAGTAGACACAGGTTGCCAGCATTCTGACCATTCTTGATAATTCTGTTGTTTACCAAGACTGGTTACTTGTGATCTCAGGCTTTCTAGTTTAGCATTAGCACGTTCAGAAATGTTATTTACTTCTTGATTCATGCCGTCATGTCCGCCCATGTGACGTTTGAATGCGCTAAGTTGAGCAATTTGTTCGCTCATACCAACGATAGCTTTGCCCTTGTCATCATAAGGTTTGCCACCATGAGCGCAGTGCATCTGCATGGCTTTAGCTCCTGCTACGTGAATGAATGGATATTTGAAACGCTCGCCTTCTTCATTTTCGATATAGAGTGCTTTGATGTTATTGGCCCTGCTTCTCGCTCCAAAACTTTCATCTTCAATACTTTTATGATGTTTAGCGATTAGTTTGGTTTTTTGAAGTTGGCGGACGCTGGTTTTTTTACCGCCTTGGAATTTAGATTCGTTCATATTTGTGTCGTCCTTAGGCCCTTTTGCGGCAAGATATTGGAAATCATCTTTGTTTAGATTGCTCTTTGTTATGTCTCTAGTATCAAAACGTAATAGTCTACGCATGGCAAAATTTCTCATTTCTCTAAGGAAATCATACCAATATTCTTTGTAATTAGAGTCACTATTTTCTAAAAGACTCTGACCGTAAAATACTTTCAGTGTTCCTAGTTCGTTGATACTTATACTAACTCTGCCTAGATTGTTTTCCTCGATAGCGAAATCAAAATCAAAAAATCTAGCTTCTCTAGGATCCATGGTGATAGCGCCGGTTTCGTCCCCCATTTCTAGATTTGAGAATCTGCTGCGTATTTTGTCAAACACATCTTGGCTGATAATTTCAATAGTTTTCATATCTGTATTTATTAAAAACTGCTGATGTAGATTGGCATAGGAAGATCGTAATCGTCCATCTTGGCATCTTCGATCATCTTGTTATATACCATGGGATCCCAATCTCCTAGCATCATTATCATGCGTATGATCAGCAATAATCCTGCCACTAGGTCATCGTGTTCTTGACTTTTAGCCTTAAATGTAATGCCTGTTGCTACAAAAGTCTTGAGTTCCGATATCAGACTTTTACTGTATATGCTTATTTTTTTCTGTTCAATTAACTGTTTGGCTTTAGCGCAGGCTGATATTTTAGCGACGTGAGTAGTGTTAAATCCCCTACGGAATCTGCGTACATGTCCTTTCTTTAAGGGTTCACTTAAGAACATTCCTGGAATACTTTCTTCACCCATTTCGTTTATAGCAACTAGGGCAGCTTCACCCACGGTATTATTTTCTACACTGTAATAGATCTTAGGATTAACTCCTTGTGCTAGATTTTCGGCCTCGATATACTTGCAGATTTCTCTTAGTATTTTAACCTGACTTTGTATAGGTGTGGTATTATGCTGCCACTCCCCCACTTGTTCAAGAGAGGGCAATTCAAATATTTCAATAGCACCATAATCGCCGCCCGTGCCGAGACTAGGATCTAATGCTACTAGATAAGTAGAATCGGGTTTGATTTTTTTATACCATCGAACTTGACCCATCTTCATTATGGGTTCTATTCCCTCCATGCCGGCTAGACATATAGAATTGATAAGTGTTTCATCAAAGATTAAGAATTCACATTCGTGTTCACGACGGAATCGTTCTTCGCCGATACGACCTTTTTCTTCATCGGCCCATTTCTGATCTCTATCCGGATGCTCTTGCCAATGTGCCTTAAATGGAAAGAAGCCGTTACGCCCTAGAAGTGATTCGTTTCCAAATTCGTCTATGCGTTTGTTAGCTTCATGCCATATTAGAGCAAATTGATCCTCGTCTGAGTTAGGCGTTGAGGTGATAATAGCTTTACCACCAGTTGCTAGTGTCGGTGATATTGAAGTCCAGAATTCAGTGGCAATGTTAGGTGGGACGAAGGCAAACTCGTCGGCGTATAGCAACGATAATGACATACCACGACCTGTTGTTTCTGTAGTTGTCTGCGCCACGATACGCGATCCATTGTCAAATTCGATACTTTCTTTATTATAACTTGTAGCGCCGCAGCGTATGTGATCCGGGCATAGTTCATATGCATATCTAATACGATTCATGATCTCTCGAGCACCTGTGTATTTGTGCGCGGCAATTAGTATCGTGCTGTCCGGAATAAACATAGCGAACCACAGAAGGTATCCTGCTGCTGTAGTAGTTTTACCCGTCTGTCGAGGGAGCAAGTTTACGTTAAAACGATGATTATGATAACTATCAACTAATCGTTCTTGATATTCAAATGGTTGATACAACAACTTACCTTTAGTAGGATGTTGTATGTGAAAGAAGTTGTTTAAAAAATAATGAGGACCGGTAGCCTTATCCATACAGGCGGCAAGATCTTTTACATCCTTTTCTGTGAAGCGTTGAGTGCTATGTGCTGTTTTTATCAGCTTACCGTCTAAATTTTTTGATCCCATATCTTTATTTAAAGGAAAAAATAGCCCCCGCAGGGGCTATTTGAATTCACTTACGAATTACTTCACTGTCTTCTTTTTAGACAAATCATTTTTTCCTTTGCCGTCCGCCGCAAATGCCGGAACACTTTTGCCACCAACTTTCTTCATTGGCATAGAACCTTCATCATACTTGTTATACTTGTCACGAATTTTGTCTAAATCCTTACCTTCTTTGCCTGCTTTGGCCAAGGCTTTCATTCCGTCTTTGCCATATTTCATCATGCCTTTAGCTGCCTTGCTCATACCAGCACTCGGTTTTGTTGCTTCAGACACAAATTTTTTGTAATCAGAAAACAATTGGTCTGCTAGTGTTTCTGCCATGGCAGATGGTTGATTTGTAACACCTTTGTTATGTCCACCGGCATTTGGATTGTATGCCATTTTATTACTATCATGTGCTGGAATATTGTTAGGATCTGCTGGAGTGTTATCATATGACTCGTTGTCAAGCATATCCATCATCTTTCTCATAGGATGCTTATAAGCATCTGCTACAGTTTGATCGACTTGTCCGGAGTCGGAAGTCTTCTTAGGAGGTGTTGTAGGTGCCTTAGGAGGTTGTTTCTTATTAAGGATACCACCATCGGGTTCACTAGGTGCAGGAACATTAGGTTGTCCCGGTTTAGGAGGATCGGATGTCCATACACCGCCTTGGATAGAACCTTCGTCAGTTTCGTCATCAGCGCCGATATCTTCTGGTTCCATATCAGATAATTCATCAGCCATGTCGCGAATTTCATCTGCCATTGATCCTAACTCGCCTTCTTGATCCATGCCCATACTTTCTTCTTTTGGAGGATTGTTAACCATATCGGTAGTAGATGGAGGCATAGTCGGAGTAGCCGGAGCAGTATCAGTTGATGGTTCAGGCGGCATATCCGGAGACTTTGTTATAGTCAAAGGTTCCGACATATACCCCTCAGCTTCCGGAGGATCATTCATCTTGTCCATCATAGCCCTCATAATTTCGCCTGAGTCGCCGTGAGCAGCGATCTTAGAAATTGGAGTATCCATTGAAGCGACTGACATAGCGGGAGTACTAGTCAATGTTGTGGCACCGCCGTCGACCCCAGGCATATGCTGAGGACCAACTTTATGTATGCCAGCTAGATTCATGATCTGTGTTAACATACCAGCGACTTCATCACCGTCGGCAGCAGTAGCATTGATACTAAATGTAGCTACAGGAGGGCGACTGTCCCCCATCATTGGACTCATTCCGCATTCTGCGACGGTATTAACGCCACTTAGTGCTTTTAATTCAGTTAGGTCAGTTAGGTCAGGCAACTGTGGTAGGTTGTCTTCTTGTACTGGCATTCTTATCTTAGTACCTGCTGCTAGAGGATTGTCGATGTTAGAGTTCTTTGAATCTAACTCGGCTAAACGCTTCATTACATCTATCATTTGCATAATTATTTCCTTGGATCGTAAGCCTGATTTAACGGGCTGTTATTATTTTGAGAAGAGTCAGTATTATACTTGACATCGCTCTCTGTTGGGATTATTTCGCCTCGGGCTTTTCTCTGTAATTTAAGGATATCATTTAATTCTTTAACAAATCCTGTATTATATTTGTCACCGTAATAATCTTCAAATTGAGCGTTAGGTGATTCTTTATAATCTTTGTCTGTTAACAATGGTTCTGTTCTTTCTGTCTTGGGTTCTTGATATTCTTCAGTTGGTTCACCTGGTCTACGAACTACTAAATTTTCTTTAGCAATAGAAAGATTGCTAGATAGATATTCTGTTAGTTCTTGTTGAGTAGTAGGATATTCTAAACTAACCTCGTAGATGCTTACTTGTTCGTTTTTTATTTTAGGAAAATCTAAAGGAAATTGCTGTACAGGAGTAGTACCTGATTTTTTAAAACTAGATATTTTCCATTTTTCTAAAATAGACTCTAATTTAATTTCGTTGTCTTTACTGAATCCACCCGCTACTTTAACACGGAAGTCGTATTTTTTAGCTGCCATGCCTTCTTTTAGATGTTCTTTGAATTTTTTCATAGTGATGTCCATATCAGTTATTTATTTCAAATCTTTAAGTTTCGCCAGTATGCTATTACGGTCTGTGAGTATATAGCCCTCGCCTTCGACTTCTTCACCTTTATCCCCGTGGCGTTTATCAATGGCTAGTTTCTTCAACTGTAGATCAACCATCTTGAGTTTTTTGTCGATTTTATTGGTTTTTGCGGTAATAGCTGCTGAAAGCATACCAGTAGCAACCTCAAACATACGAGCGCTGTATTTAGGCTCCACCTGCATGGCTAGATCCATTATATCATCATATGCTTCTTCGGCCTTGGCTGCTAGACTATCTAATTCAGCATCACTAACATCGCCTAGTCCTTTAACTCTTGGCAGTGCTGAAGCAATTTTATCAAATTCTTCCAGTTTTTCTTCGAGGCTGATAGTAGCAGGAACTGATATATCAGGTGTCGGTGCGATGGGCTCTTTTGATGGTGCTATATCGAGTATTTCTTCAAGTTTCTTAGTCATAGTCAAATACTTATCACATCTTTTTACCACTATGGTATAAATCGTGTTCGGTGATGATACGGAAAATTACACCGTTTTGCTGACTCCATGCCCGGGCAGCGGCCCATTTTACCATGTTTCTAACATACTGTGCTTGATTGTAAGGGTTCTTACCGACACGCTCCCTTAGTGCTTGACTAGCTGGTTTTATTTCCCAAAGCTCGGCCCGCTTTTTCTTTTTATTATCAACAAACACTACTAGGAAATCCGGAACATAAACAGTCGGTTTACCGGTTAACGGATCTTTATATGGTATTTTTACACTTTCGCTGGCCCATTGTTCAATGGCATCATTTTCGTCACACATACGCATTACTGATAGTTCCCAAGATGATCTGTATCTAGGATTTCCTAGACCTATATACTTTTCAGGATTCTTGACCTGATAGATACCCTGACTAAATTTTAAGCTCATGCCAGTATATTACGTCGAGGCTCCTCAGCTGGAGAAACCTGATAAGTTATTCCGAGGCTACTTGTTTTAAATCTGTTATAATTTAGTATCTCTCCTACTAATGCTGACAACTGTACATCATCAAATCCCGTTAATGTATCTAATATTTGAAAAGGATTTAAATTATCTTTTTTAGCTTGAACAGTTATAATAATAGCTACAGATTCTGCCGCGTCTGCTCCCCATCCCCTAGTTTCAAAAAATCCCTTTATCGCAGTTAATGTTGTATTGTTTATCTCAACAGGAAATTGATAAAACGAGTCAAAGAATTTAGTAGTACCATCTGAGCTAGATTGTTTCTTTATGTCAGATTGAGGAATATTGTTGTAAAGATTATTGGCCATTATTTACCTGTGTAGCATCAGTTCCTTTTTGGACACTAGAGTTATTATAATTCTTATAGAGTTCCACTGCGGAATTGCCTACCCTTTTTAATCCCGAATAATTAGGATCGTTAATTGTCTGATCTGCGTAGTTAGCAAAGCTACCACTGTTTCTTGCGGCACCGGCCAGCGCTCCTACTAATACGCTATAACCTTCTTGTTTAGCATTTTGGATAGCTGAAGGTATGCTTCTTGCTAAGGCAGCAGATTTTAATCCTATCTGGAATAAATCTGCTGTAGTAGTTTCGGCGGTTATATTTCCAATATCACCAAATACTTCTGCTGTTCCATTTAATACACCACCGACACCTAATAATCCACCGGCTACTTGATTTGGGCTTGGATTTTTATCATAGAAATTATCATTAAATCCAGTGTCGCTAGCTTTTCCGTTTTTGTAAAATACAGTTTCATATTCTACTGTCATTCTATTTTCGAGAAAAGCATTTGTATTTTGTTGAAGGCTTCCATGAGACCAATCTTTGATCACAGGATTAACCAATACCACACTATTATATTTTTTCTTGTTTAATTGATAAATTTCTATACTATTGAAAAATTTAGAACCACTAGAGTTATTTGAGAAATCAACGAGTTGCCCATTTGATAGTCCGTAATCATATGCTTCATCTGAATATTTGGTATCACTAAAATTTGCGCTTCTTACTATTCCCCTATTCGCAAAATTTCTTCCCGCTACAGCATCTGCGGAAATATAGTTATAATATTCTTTCCAAAAATCAGTAGTAGCATTGGCCATATCATCATGGAATGTGATATTAATAGGACTGTATGTCATTTTAGTTTGTACTATAGTTTTTCTATTATATTGATTTACAGTCTCGGATGATATATTGAATCTAGGCATATCGACTGATTTGGCCAACAGGCCTATGGTATTACGTTTTAATTGTCGAGAGACCCACGTTGGATTTAATTTAGATGTTATATTTGTATTTTCAGTGTTTACATTAAATCTAACATAATAAAGCCATCCTGCCTTTGGAGCGAGGTCATAAAATCTCTCGCTCCTATATAGCCTACTGGCGTGTTGGAAGTCCACCATGTACCCATCGGCACCAAACACACTATTTAAAAAGCTATTGAAAAAATTAGACATGCAGATATTTATGCCACAAAAAAAGCCCCATAAGGGCCTTTTTTGATTTTTGTGAAATTAACCTACTGCTAATGAACGTACAGTACGTCCTACTAGGCCACCAATTCCCTGTGCTTCTCCTGCTTGGTCTGTTTGTATAGCATTATCATATTTGATAGTTAGTGAAATATCCATAGGTTCGCTTGATTTGTAGTCACCACCTTGATAAACAGTGTTCTGTAGATAGCAACCATATAATTCAAATCTTTCTAGTACTGTAGCATCAAATGCTCCATTACCGCCATCTAATAATTCAATATATGTCTCAAACTTATAATCTGCGCCGCTAGCAGCACTTGATTGCTCAAAGAAATCAAATTGTTTTTGTATTTGTTGACCAACGATTTTACTAACAGAATTAGTAACATCATCTCTTAAAGTTATACTGACATCAGTCCAGCTATATCTACCAGCATAATTAATTTTACTGTTGTAGACCGCTAGCTCGACGTTTTCAAAACTAACTCCGGGACGGCTAGCTGACATGACTTGCTTGGTTAATTCGTGAGTCTGGTTAGATGCTCCAAATCCATTAAATATCACTCTAAAACGATATTTTAACTTAGGCATCAAGAGGCCTTGACTTGTTGCGCTTCCGCCAGCACCATTTAACGGTACTGAAAACTTACTTAAACTAGATATTGCCATCTAAATGCTCCTTGTTCTTATTATTTACCATTATAGACCAGCTTTAATAGAGCCAGTGTTTTTCAAGCGTAGTGGAATGTAAATAAATTCTACTGCTTTAACTGGTTCTACAGCTATATCCATATGTAGTTCACTACGATCGATCTGTGCGGTTGAATTGTTTGATTCGTCACACACTACGATATAATCATATAGCGCACGTTGACCTACTAATTCTACCAACAGGCTTTCTGCTGCGTTTTTAATTTCGGCTCTTGTGTTTCTGTCGTTTGGTTCAAACAAGAAAGGACGGGCTAGTATATCTAACTGCCTTCTTAAGTAGGCCACCAATCTAGAAACATTGATTCTATCTAAACTACTTGCTCCGGTTGCTCGTGTGTAGTTACCAAAGTTAACAATACCAACTCCAGGGAATTTAGCGATAGGGTTAATCTTAACACCTGCTAATACATCTCTAATTGCGTTTGGAAGAGCTGTATCTATAAATTCTCCATTTAACAAGTAACCAACGGCTGTTACATTGTCAACAGCACCGCGTGTGATACCAGCAGGAGCAAACCATTGATATGATTTCTGATCACTCAATGCTATAGTACGTAACATCATATGACTAGGGGGAACAACAATATTGTTTCCAGAGTTGTCATTTGTATATCCACTTGGATAGAACATAGCCATATATTGATCATAGCTAACAGCACCGTCGTCGTTGTTGTCGACAGCAACCACAGAACCGTTATTGTTACCCCAGTTACCTAGGCTAGTTCCTGATGCTTGTAATCTAAATGGCGTATCACCTATAACAAAACCAGTGTACGATCTAGAAGCATTAAAACTTATCATGTTTTGTATGGCTTCTGGATATCCAGGACATGCTATCAAGTTGAATACTAATGTATCAGTATCTCTGATTGATTGATTAGAATCAATTAATGATTTGAAAGATTTAACAACAAATCCTCGTTGTGCCTTACGGCCAAATGTTCCACTTCCGTTAGCGTTGTTAGGACTCACGGAGACCCAACGATCGGCATTATATTGCTGTGTCTGATTAGATCCGTCCATTGGATCGTTATTGTAACGAACATTCTTTCCATCATTAGAATTGATATCAATATATCCTACTTGATATTTTTTAATATTAAATCCGCTGCGACGCAGGTTCCAAAGTTTCATTCCCTTTGGGTAGCTGGCAGGATCCGGAGCATCTGGATCTAGATAATCGCTTGATAGCAAGCTCTTGATAGTAGAAGCAGACTGGCTTTGACCTGTCGTAGCCCAACGAGCATCGGCAAATAACCATCCCGTTGGTGTTTCTTGATCACTAGGATCTTGTTTAATCCACTTTAGTGTAGTAGCATTCCATACATAGATATTTTGCCCATACATTTCTGAATCAGAACTATCAATCCATATATCATCAGCAACTAACGGAGTTCCGTCACTTTGAAGAGTCGGAGCAGTAGCCTTGACTTGCGGACCATTAGGGTCGCTGTTAGGGAAAGCAGTCAGATATCCCACCCAGGTTGTTCCGTTATGATACATGATATCAACATCTGTAAATTGACTGTTGTACCATAATGTTCCGTCTTCAGGAGTTGTGTACGGGCTTGATGATTTAGCTTCGTATACTAACGGCTTCCAATTAGATGCTTTGTATTTGTATGTATCATAGGCACCGGCAGCATATAAGTTTTGTGTTCCGGTTCTAGTAGCCATGTCATAAGCTGTAAATCCTAATGTATCTAATATGTAAGCGCCGGTGTCTGTAGTAGTCTCAGTAATGTTTATATCTCCACCCAATGAATGTGTGATCGATAGGTATCCGTTGCTAGTTATACTTGCGCTGATATTTGTAAATCCAGCAGCGCTGATAGCGGTTACTACAGAAGCCGCTATAACGTTAGCACTAGCAGTACCACTACTGATAGTAGCCACCGTAATAGTAGCCGTATTATAATGTCCACTAACACCTGCTAGTGTTTCTGAAAGTTCAAACCTATAAACATGGGTAGTGGTTGTTGTAGAAGGAGTAATTCTGAAAGATGTTCCGCTTACTGAAGTTAAGTTACTAGATCCTACAACTGTAGTCGGGCTTGTAGCGTCTCTTCTAAAGATCTTAAATTGACCCAATGTTGGAGATCCGTAAGCACCTGTACCGGCATCAAAATTACTATCTACAAATAATGTACCAACTGGAATGTTTTTTCCGCCACCAACATCAAGTGCCTTGATGGCAGCTGCCGAATCAGAATATACAGGAGCTGCTACTGTAGCAAATGCCATTGTGGCACCATTGTAGTATTTTACGATCCAACTGGCACCATTAGCAGGGCTGGTAGTTTTTAAATATACACTACCTGTAGGATTACTATTAGTTCCGTATTGCGGAACTTGCGTATGCGGAGCGATGGACAACTGTAGGTTAGCATATGTTCCTGTAGAAAGACCTAGACTAGTTAACACACTTCCAGATAACGCAATTTTCCCATCTCTATTAGTGCCGTCTGATTTAGCATTAGCATCAGCATATAGTTCAAGTACACCGGTAGTAGCGTTGACTTTGGCGCCGACTCCGCGAGTTGGCATTAGATTATTAATAGTTGTGGCAATACCATTAGTCGAAGTACTGCTCAACGGAATAGATTGACCATTAATAAAAAAAGTATTACCAGCATTAACATTAGTAGGAATAGTTGTTCCCGAAACTACAGGCCAGCTGGTTTGCCACGCTGTACTAGAAAATGTGTAATTGTTAGAAGTTGTAGCAAAATTTGTTTCTTGATTAGTTCCTAATTGGACCCATGTATTGTCTTTATTTTTATAAAACATAGAATTTGAATTAGCAGATGTTGCTACAACAACATAGCTGCCTTTTGTTCCAAAACTAGATAAAGGAGTTCCAGACACTACGGTTGTGCTAGTAGTTGTATCATCTATAACCAATGGTGTTTTTAAGGTAAACACATTGTTTGTAGCATCCCATTCGTTAATACCAAATTTAGTATTTCCTGTATCTAACCAATATGTTCCATTAACTGGATCGCCTGCCGGTTCTGAAGAGCTTGCTGTTAGTTGAGATAGATCAACATCGGCACGTACAACATAGGCCCTGCTACTAACTGCTAACAAACTATAAGCAGCTTGTAATCCATATTCATTTAATTCTCCGCCGTGAATTGGATTTCCAGTAGCGTCAGTATAAAATTTTGGAGTACCGAATGTGTCAGTTAAATCTCGTTGACTGGTAATCGTCCATACTTTTCCTACATTAGCTTTAGTAGTTCCTTGGGCAGTTCCTGTTTGGCTAGCATTTGATTTATCTTGTGCTGTTGCTACAAATATCATAGGCACTGTGCCGGGAGCAGCTGGGGTGTAGAAGCTTTCGTCTATTACGCTTACGTTTACACCCGGGGATTGAAGAGTTGTTGCCATTGTTAAATCTCCTTAAATGGATCACTTTGAAGTATTTAGCGACAACCGGTAAAAATTACCTAGTTAAATACTATGAAAAGGGCGCCAAAAAGGGAACGGCAATGAGAAAATTATGTAAAGAATGCGATAAACGTCCGGCGGCAGTGAATTATCACAAGGAAGGAAGGACTTACTATAGGTCTAAGTGTGACCATTGTGCTAGAGGATTAGGAGACGGTGTTCCTAGATGGCGATCGGCAGGATATCAATTAAAATTAAAATGTGATAGATGTGGATACGCCAGTCGTCATCAAGAACAGTTTAATGTCTACCATATAGACGGTAACCTAGATAACTGTCGTCATACTAATCTTAAATCAGTTTGTGCCAACTGTCAACGTCTACTTCACGTGCTAGGCCTGCCCTGGAAGCAAGGGGATCTTGTGCCAGATTTCTGATCTGATTATATAAGTCGTCAATGGTGCCGTTGTTGGTTATAGTGCTATCGATATCCCCGCCCACCCATGAATACTCGCTGGCATGAATTTCCATTCTTTCTAATTTCGCTCTACTTATAGCCCAGGTCATGTTTCCACGTTCTCCTTGATTATAAGACAATGCTGATTCGAACCACTCAGGGTCTTCTCCACGTGCTACACGTATCACACTACCACCTGCGTTATGTATCGCTTGTATTTCGTTAGGAAAACGAACGTCGCTAATAACGATATTATCATTGGTTTTACGCAATTTGTTTTCAAGACTAGCGATCCAAATATCGTCATGAAATCCCTGTCGGCAAACTTCTGTGCCCCAATTTTGAAGGATCCAACGAGGAGTAATTTTTATTCCTAATCGAGCAGTCCACCAGTCGTCTTGTTTTTCTCGCCATTCACGACTTTCTTTGGTACGACCTTCTAGCAGAGTCCTATCCCAACCAAACACTACAGCTACGGCATCTTTCAATGTTCCTGCGAAGCTGTCTCGCCTAAATCCATGGAAATTAACTAGATAATCTGCGGCGGTATCTTTACCTGACCCAATTAGACCGACAAATCCTATAATCATAGTATCTCCTATTCTGATACTATAATTTATTACATTTAGATTAAAATGTCAACCTCTTGTGAACCACATAGGAGTTTGTCCGTCAACGTACATGGTTAATTCTAGTTCTAATTTTTCTATCTGGGCTAGACCTTCAGCTTTTAGTGCAGTTCCGTTTAGTTGTGTACCACCTTGTGGACTAGCAATGGTTCCAAACTTTTCACGAGCTTCGCCTAGCATGATCTTACATTGTGCTAATGAATAGTCTTTAAGCCAAATTCCTGCTGCGTTGTCCTCGAACAAACTAAATTCCGGACGATGATTATACAACCAAACTAGCACACTTTCTTGTCCCCTAGGGCGTTGTGTGATTCTTAGTTTTTTAGTAGTAGGGTTAAAATCAAATAATATATAACTACCAAATAATTTACCTACTTCTTTCTGATAGCTAGAAAACATATAATAAGTCGCTAACCCGCCCATATTACTGGTGCTGAGTAGATATGTATTAGCATAGGCCAAGTTAAACGGTTCAAACAGTGATCCACCATCGCCTCCGCCGGTACGAGATCCAATACTTCTACGAAATACTTCACGAACACTCATAACTTCTTTAGGAAGTATATATTCATTTTTGTCAATTTCTAATGTTAAGAACGCAAAGCTTTCTTCAACTGAATTGCTGCTCCTTTGTCGATATTTTGCTAGAGCTCGATCGATAGCGATATTATAATGCTTGGCATCAAGCTCTACATCGACCATTCCGTCACCTAACAAGGTGCGAATGTAATCTATTACATCTTGGCGTATTTGATCAGTTTCGTTCATACAGTTATTTACCTATAAATACACGACTATGCCACGCCTATCACTTTACAAGCCAGAAAAAGGTAACGATTTTCGATTTCTAGATCGTACCATAAGCGAGCAGTTCCAAATCGGCGGAACTGATATTTTTGTACACAAATACCTCGGACCAGTTAATCCAGCGGATGGAACCAGCAGTCCTAGTGTGCCTATAAACACAAACCCTATAGCAGAATTGGGCATACAAGACGTGCTTTTTATGGAAAACCGTGATAGGCATTACGACTCTGATATCTATCAGCTTCGTGGAATATACACTATGGCTGATATAGATTTTAATTTAAGTCAGTTTGGATTGTTTCTTCAAAATGACAACTTAATGATAACATTCCATTTAAGTTCTACTTTTAACGCTCTAGGTAGAAAATTAATGAGCGGAGATGTACTAGAATTACCTCACCTTAAAGACGAATATGCGTTAGATGACAGCATGGTAGCATTGAAAAGATATTATGTGATCACCGATGTTACTCGTGCTGCTACAGGATTTAGTCAAACATGGTATCCGCATCTGTTAAGGGCTAAATGTCAACCACTAGTGGACAGTCAAGAATTTAAAGAAATACTCGATGCCCCATCCGGTGATGGTAATAAATCTCTTCGTGATATTATCAGTGTCTATAACAAGAGTATAGAAATAAATCAAAGTATTATCGCACAAGCAGAAGCAGATAGCCCTACCAGTGGATATGACACTAAAGGACTTTATGTCATCCCTACTAAGGAAGACGGTACTGTTGATATTGTTGATACTACTATAACAGACGGAGATGCTAGTACCGATACATCTGCCATGGATACTAGTGTGGTACTACGTAGCCCTGATAAGAATTTGTATGTTGGTTACCTAACTGACGATGCTGTTCCACCTAACGGGAGTCCTTACAGTTTTGGTATCACTTTCCCTAATGGGCCGGTTAGAGGACAATTCCATTTACGTACAGATTTTTTACCCAATAGGTTGTTTAGATATGACGGAACTAGTTGGATTAAATTCGAAGATAACGTCCAGATGACCTTAGACAACTTCGGATCTCAAGATGTTGCGGCTGGCACACTCAATGCTGGCAAAGATGTTAGACAGACACAGAAGACCAGTTTTGTTAATAATACCAATACTGCTACTATAGCTGGTATAGTAGTCAAAGAAAAACAGGCCTTGAGCAAGGCTCTCAAACCGCAGGCAGATAATTAAAATGTACATCTATAAGTTCACACACATTAATACTGGTAGATCATACGTAGGTCAAACTATACAAAACCCCAACCAACGTAGGCTTGAGCATATTGCCGATAGTAGACACACTCCTAGGGAATATCATTTTCATAATGCTTTAAGAAAATATGGAATAGATTCTTTTATATTTGAGGTTATTGATCAAGCAAGTTCTATTGAGGAATTAAATTCGTTAGAAGAAAAATATGTAGAGCAATTTGATTCTATCAATAATGGATTTAATATCAGACAAGCTGGCGGTAATAAATTACATTCAGAAGAAAGCAAACAAAGGATGCGAGAAGCACAAAAAGCTGCCCATGCAAGACGCCGCGCTGAGGGTAGAGAAGGCGGATGGACTAGAAAAGATGGTGGCCCAATGAAGGGTAAGCAATGCTCTAAAAAACACAAAGAAAAAGTAGGAATGGCAAATAAAGGTAAGAAAAGAACAGACGAACAAATAGAACGTCAACGTCAAATTTTAAAAAATAAAACTTGGAAAGTTATAGACGGGAAGAGAGTTTGGATGAATAAGGAGGCAACGGATATAGTATCCGTTGATTAACTATGGCTGACTGGTTTTATGACGGGCAAGTACGTAGATACTTGACCCAATTTATGAGGATAATGAGCAACTTTAGCTATAAAGATGCTAAAGGAAATCTCACGCAGGTACCCGTGCGTTATGGAGATATGAGCAGACAGACTGCCGCTATCTTGACTAAAAACAGTGAGAACGTTGTTCAGAGTGCTCCGTTCATCGCTTGCTATATCAAAGATCTACAATTTAATAGAGACATGCTACAGGATCCTACCTATGTTAGCAAGGTACAGATACGAGAACGTGCGTATGATGCGAATGGTCAAGAATATTTAAACACACAAGGCGCAAATTATACTGTAGAACGTATAATGCCCAGCCCCTATACTGCTACATTTGCCGCAGACATATGGACGACCAACACTGACCAAAAACTTCAATTATGGGAACAGATAGTAATACTATTCAATCCAGCATTGGAACTACAGACCACTGATAATTTTCTAGATTGGACCAGTTTAACTTCATTAGAACTAACTGGTCAACAGTTTGAAACTAGAACAGTCCCACAAGGATTAGAAAGTGATATTAGTATTTGTAACATGACATTCACTGCGCCCATATGGATAACACCACCTGCTAAAGTAAAACAGTTAGGAATAATTACTAAAATTATCACAGGCATTTTTACAGATGTTCCAGGACCATTCCCTACAACTGAAGAAGGAATATCAGGTCTACTTAGAGGACAGGTTACTAGAGAAAAAGTTGTCGTCACTCCGGGTAATTTTGATTTACTAGTGCTCAATCATGTTGCTACACTATTACCAGTTAGGACCAATGATATAGAATCGGGATTAGATGTTAATAATCCCAAAAACAAAGAAAACTGGAAGAGTTTGTTAGATTTATATCCAGGACAATTTATCGCAGGTCTTAGTCAACTAAGATTAACGAAACCAGACGGTAATGAAGTAGTTGCTTATATTAGTCTAAATCCAACAGATGAACAATCTATGATGATGAATATAGATACTGATACTATTCCTACTAATACTCTTATTAGTGGCAGAGGTTCAATAGATGCTATTATAAATCCACAAACCTTTGATCCAGTAACGCCTGCAGCAGGAACACGCTATCTAATATTGGAAGATATAAACAACTATGATCTACCTAACGGAACAGATGACACATGGAGAGCCGACGCCTGGAGAAGCACAATTGGTACTAGTTTTGTAGCATATGCCAACGATATAATAGAATGGAATGGATCACAATGGACTGTTGTATTCGATTCTCGCAATACCTCTTCAGTAACTTATATAACTAACTCATACACCAGCATACAATACAAGTGGGATGGCACACAGTGGTCTAAGTCCTACGAAGGTGTATACGATAAAGAAAATTGGCGGTTGATACTTTGATTGAAATAGTTTGTAGTGGTGGATTGTTCCTAGCCAAGGACACAAAAAGATTCATGTTCCTATTACGTAC